TCGTTTACATTGGCAGATGATGTCGTTGTGAATGGTGCCGAATTAAAAGATGGTATGCTTGTAATTGATTTGGAGAAAATAGTTCCCGATGAAAAGAAACCTAAAAATATAACAATTAAATAAAAATAAAATAAGGGGCCTTGCTTGACAAGGCCCTTTAGCTTTGATATAATAAATCAAATCAACAATTGAAAGAGAAATACATAATGAAACTAAATCAAAACACGATTGAAACTCTTAAAAACTTTGCAGGTATTAATACTAACATATTAATCAAACAAGGTGATGAGTTATCAACTATCTCAACTATGAGAAACATTTTTGCTAAGGCAAAAATTTCAGATCAATTTACTAATGAATTTGGTATCTATGATCTAAACGAATTTTTATCAGTAGTGACAAGTATTGATAAACCTGAACTATCTTTACAAGATAAGTATATGACGATATCTCCCGAAGGTAGTAAATCAAAAGTAAAATATTTCTATTCTGATCCTTCAGTAATAGTATCACCAACTAAAGAAGTTAATATGCCAGAGGCAGAAGTATCCTTTAGTCTATCACAATCAAACTATAAAGAACTGCTACAGAAAGCTGCGATTTTAAAATCTCCAGACTTAGCATTGATCGGCACAAAAGGTGGCGATATTGTTCTTAAAATTTGTGATAAGAAGAACGACACATCAAATACATTTTCTATCGTAGTCGGTCAAGGCGCAACAGCAGATTATACTTTCTATTTCAAAGTAGAGAATATGAAAATGCTAGATGGCGACTATGATGTTTCCGTATCATCAAAATCAATCTCATATTTTAAAAACAAAACAAAACCTATTGAGTATTGGATTGCTTTAGAATCTGACAGTACTATAACAAAGTAGGTCTGTAATGAATACAGATTTTTTGTGGGTTGAGGAATATCGACCAAAGACTATTGATGATTGTATTTTACCTGATTCTTTAAAAACACTATTTACATCCTTTGTTCAAAAGGGTGAGTTATCAAATTTATTATTATCTGGTACTTCAGGCATTGGTAAGACCACAGTTGCGAAAGCATTATGTGAACAATTAAACTGTGATTGGATTATGATAAATGGATCCGAAGAAGGTGGTATTGATGTATTAAGAAATAAGATTAAAAACTTTGCTTCAACTGTATCGCTATCTGGTGGTAAAAAAGTTGTGATATTAGATGAGGCAGATTATCTTAATCCACAATCTACACAACCTGCTTTAAGAGGATTCGTAGAGGAGTTTCATAAAAATTGTAGATTTATTCTTACTTGTAATTTTAAAAATAGAATTATAGAACCTTTACATAGTAGGTTTTCAAACATAGAGTTTAAAATAAATCCAAAAGATAAACCTAAACTGGCAAGTAGATTATTTGAAAGAGCAGTTTTTATTCTTAAAGAACAAAATATAAATTATGAGGATAAAGTACTTGTTGAATTAATCAAGAAACATTTTCCAGATTTTAGAAAACTAATTAATGAATTACAAAGATATTCAATAAGTGGAACTATTGACGCAGGTATTTTAGTTAATCTATCCGATGAAAATTTAAAAACATTAGTATCACATTTAAAAAATAAAGAGTTTAGTGATATGAGGAAATGGGTTGTCAATAACCTTGATAATGATCCTGTTAGAATTTTTAGAAAGATGTATGATACATTATATTCTAATTTAGAACCATCTACTATCCCACACGCTGTTTTAATTATTGCTGATTATCAATATAAATCAGCCTTTGTTGCTGACCAGGAGATTAATTTAGTTGCTTGTTTAACAGAATTAATGTCACAGGTCAAATTCAAATGAGTTATGAATTAAAAGATTATCTAAACTCCATAAACTTTACTAAAAAGAACTTGATGAAATCCGAAGATAGGGAATGGGTCAAAAAATATCCCCCTTATATAGTTAATAGAATATTATCAGGTTTCCAAGATACTCTTATGCTTGTTAATGAAGTGAATCGTAATCACTTCCTAGACAAGGATATGCAATATCAATTTCTACTAAATAGTATTAGATCAAAAAAGAGATATAGTCCTTTTTTGAGAGCGAATAAATTGAAAGATATTGGATTAGTAAAAGAGTTTTATGGATATAATAATGAAAAAGCAAAGTCCGCTCTTGATATACTGACCAAAAATCAATTGAAATTGATTAAGGAAAAATTATATAAAGGTGGGACCAAATGAATGAATTAGATAATACCTGGCATCCAGAACAGATGTTAGAAATTCAGTTAAAGGAACCAGATGACTTTTTAAAAGTTAGGGAAACTTTAACAAGAATAGGAGTGGCGTCAAGAAAAGATAAAAAGTTATTTCAATCTTGCCACATATTACACAAACAAGGAAGATATTTTATAGTGCATTTTAAAGAACTGTTTGCTTTAGATGGTAAGTCAGCAAACTTTTCTGATAATGACGCTGAAAGAAGAAATACAATTGCCCAATTATTAAGTGATTGGGGATTAATTGCTTTATTAAACAAATCAATTGCTGAGAAGAAAGCACCTCTATCACAAATTAAAGTATTAAATTTCAAAGAAAAAGGCGAATGGGACCTTCAAGCAAAATATAATATAGGTAAAAAAATAGAAAATAATGAAGGCACCGAAGTTTAAAGAATTTATAGCAGAAGCTAAAACTGATAAGAAACCTTATCGTTTGATTGTTGTATCAGATGAACCAGAGGAATCTGAATATTTCCATACAGCTAAAAGGTTGATAGATGAAGGTGTAAAACTTGGACATAAAGTTTATGTTGTTATGATAGATGGTGCTTATATCACAGTTGAAGAAGGTATAAGACGTGTTCATAATTCAGATGATAAAAAAGGTTTTGTAGTGGATTCTTCTGATACTTTAGCTATCATTAGAGGATCAATTACTAGAAAAGATAGTTGGTTAGATTTCCTTTCTCAATTAGAGAAAGGTGGTATCGCTGTTGTCAATTCCAGAAGTTGTGTAAACACCTGTGCCGACAAGTATAGAACATATTTAAGATTGTTAGATTATGGTATCACACAACCAAGAACGGTTTTAATTCCTAATAAAGATTTGGTAGAACAAGCAGTAGAGAATTTGGACTCCGATTATCCTATGATAATGAAAACATTACGAGGATCAAAAGGTGTCGGTGTATTGTTTATTGAATCTGAAAGGTCTTTAGATTCTATTGTACAATTAACCTATAAAACAGATGAAGACTCTGATTTATTATTACAAGAATATATTAAAACAGACCATGATGTTAGAGTTTTAGTTTTAGGTGGTAAAGTTATGGCGGCTATGAGAAGGGATGTGATTGAAGGAGATTTTAGATCAAACTTTTCAATGGGCGGTGTCGTTAAAAAATATAGCTTAACAGAATTAGAAGTAGAACAATGTATATTAGCTGCTAAGGCAGTTAATGGTGTTTGGGTTGCAGTAGATTTTATACCTAGTAAAAATAGAGAGAAGAATCCACCTTGGATTATTGAGGTTAATTCTTCTCCTGGTACGGAAGGTATTGAGAAAGCAACTGAAGGAAATTTAGTAAAACAAATTGTTCAACATTTTGAAGACCCTAAAAATAGGTGGGCAATACCAACTGAATGTGGTTATAGAGAAGTGGTTAATATTAAACCATTTGGAGAACTTATAGCAAAAATGGATACAGGTAATTCAGGTGAACCAGTTATACACGCTGAAAAAATGAAAGTGAGTGGTAATAAAGTCACTTGGACATTATTAGGTAAAACTATTACAAGTGATATTATTAGAACTCAAAAGATTAAAGTCGGAGGACAAAGAGATTATACCGAGGAAAGATATGTGGTAAGTTTAGATGTAGAATTTTTAGGACACATCTATAAAGATACAGAATTTACTTTAGATGATAGAGAAGAGCGTACCCATATTCTATTTGATAGGGCATTTATGAATAAATTAAATCTTATGATAAATCCAAATAGAAAATATGTAGTGACTACCAAATATAGTTTAAAATAATTGCTTTACAACATATTTTAAATATGATATAATAGTTAATAATGAAAAGGAGTGAACAATGCCAAAAACACATCAAATAGACAATCCATTATACAAAGCACTAGAATCAAAATATAATGCTGATATTCTTTCAGCAGTGGCAACACTTATAATTTATTTTGATAATCCTGTTGCAATCGGAGAACATCCACAACATATTTTAGAAATGGATAAATTAGTAAACGAACTTAATGCTGCTGACGAAAAACTACAAACTTTAAATAAATATTTTAACAATACACAGATATAATAATTAATGAAATTCTATACTTCGGTATTGCCATTTCGTGGCAAACTATTGGTTCGTGGTGTAAATCACGATGGTACTCATAAGAAGTTTAGAATTAATTATCAACCATCTTTATTTATCCCATCAAAAAAAGAATCAAAATATAAAACATTAGACGGTCGTAATGTAGGTAAAATTAAATTTAATAGTATATTAGAAGCTAAAAAATGGATTGAACAATATAAAGATGTTACTAATTTTGAATACTTCGGTAATACAAGATATCAATATCCATTTATCGCAGATCAATTTCCTGGTAAAGTGAATTGGGATATTAAACAAATAAGAATACTTACAATTGATATTGAGTGTGAAAGTGAAAACGGTTTCCCTAATTCAGATGAGGCAACTGAACCTTTAATTTCTATTACAGTAAAAGAACATACAACAAAAAAGATAATTGTTTTTGGTATGGATAATTTTGTTAATGATAGAGAAGATGTTAAATATTTTAAATGTTCTACTGAAAGAGAATTAATTGAAAAGTTTTTAGAATTTTGGTTAGATTATAATCCTGATATTATCACAGGTTGGAATGTTAAGTTTTTTGATATACCTTTTCTAATGAATAGATTTAGAAGACTAATGGGTGATGAATTTATATTACAGTTTAGTCCATGGGGAGTTGTGAGTCAGCAAAGTACTAAAATAACTGCTAAAGGTTTTAATAAAGAACAAAACTATTGGGATATAATGGGTGTTTCTATTTTAGATTACCTTGATCTATATCGTAAACATACATTTATTAGACGAGAAAGTTATAGACTAGATTATATAAGTAAAGTAGAATTAGGAGAAACTAAAACAGAAAATCCTTATGATACATTTAAAGAATTTTATACAAAAGATTATCAGCAATTTATAGAATATAATATCCAAGATGTAGAACTTGTTGATAAACTAGAAGACAAAATGAAATTGATTGAGTTGCATTTGACTATGGCTTATGAAGCGAAAGTTAATTATCAAGATTGTTTTGGTCAAGTCCGTATATGGGATACTATTATATTCAATCATTTAAAATCTAAAAATATTGTTATACCTGCTGTTGTAGAGTCTAAACAGTCCCGAGGTTATGAAGGTGCTTATGTAAAAGATCCTGTTGTTGGTTTTCACGATTGGATTGTAAGTTTTGATTTAAACAGTTTGTATCCACATTTAATTATGCAATACAATATTTCTCCTGAAACAATGGTTGGCTATGAACCTAATCGTGTTAATGTTGAGAATATGTTAAATCAAAAATCTAACTTGTCTGATTTAGATAAAAGAACTATCACTCCCAATGGTGCTCAATTTAGAACAGACAAGCAAGGATTTCTTCCTGAACTAATGGACAAGTTATACAAAGAACGAGTTATCTATAAAGATAAATTGGCAAAAGCAAAAGCATTATATCAAGAAACTGGTGACGAAAGATTAAAGAATGAAATATCTACAAATTATAATATACAGCTATCAAGAAAGATTGCTTTAAATAGTGCTTATGGCGCTATCGGTAATCAATACTTTAGATACTATGATGTAAGACACGCTGAAGGTATTACAATGGCTGGTCAATTAACAATCAGATGGATTGAACGTGATGTAAATAAATATTTAAATACTTTATTAAAAACAAAAAATACAACCTATGTTGTTGCGTCTGATACAGATTCAATTTATATTAAACTAGGTACTGTTGTTGATAAAATATTTAAAGATAAATCTAACAATAAAAAAATTGTAAAAGTATTAGATAAGTTTTGTGAAGAAAAATTACAACCATTTATTGATTCAAGTTTTGCTAAATTAGCAAAGTATGTTAAAGCATACGATCAAAAAATGATTATGAAAAGAGAAGTAATTGCTAATAAAGGTATATGGACTGCTAAAAAAAGATATATCTTAAATGTATTTAATGAAGAAGGTCTTAATTTAAAAGAACCTAAATTAAAAATTATGGGTATTGAGGCTGTTAAGTCTTCAACACCTGCACCTTGTAGAGTTAAAATTAGAGAAGCATTGAAAGTAATTATGACAAAAGATCAATCGGCATTGATTGACTTTATAGAAAATTTTAGAACACATTTTAAAAAGTTGCCACCTGAAGATATTGCTTATCCTAGAAGTTGCAATAATTTAAAAAAGTATAGTTCCACAAAAGACATATATCAAAAATCTACACCAATTCATGTAAGAGGTGCTTTACTTTATAACAATCTATTAAAGAAAAACAAATTGGTAAAATATGAAATTATACAAGACGGTGATAAGATTAAATTTATTGCATTAAAAGAACCTAATTCTTTAAGAGAAAATGTCATATCATTTTCAAGTAGATTACCGAAAGAGTTTAAACTACACCAATATATTAATTATGATGAAATGTTTACCAAATCATTTTTAGAACCATTAAGATTTATAGTAAAAGCAATTGGTTGGGATTTTGAAAGAAGGGCAACTTTGGATGAATTTTTTTAACCGAAAACACTTGACATTTGAGAAATCGTTATTATATAGCATAGAGAGGAGAAATATATAATGAGTAAAATAATAGGAATAGACTTAGGAACAACGAACTCTTGTGTTGCCGTAATGGAAGGTACACAAGGAAAAGTATTAGAAAATATAGAAGGTGCAAGAACAACACCTTCCGTAGTATCATTTAGTGATGAAACTTTGGTTGGTATGCCTGCTAAAAGAATAGCAGTAACCAATCCAGAGAACACCATCTATGCAGTTAAGAGATTAATTGGAAGAAAATTTGATGGGAAGTCTGTACAAAAAGATATACAGACAACTCCATATAAAATTATAAAGGCAGATAATGGAGATGCTTGGATTGAAGCAAAAGGTAAAAAATATTCACCAGCACAAATCTCAGGTTTCGTTTTACAAAAAATGAAAGAAACTGCTGAAAAATATTTAGGTCAAGAAGTTAAAAAGGCTGTAATAACAGTACCAGCATACTTTAATGATTCACAAAGACAAGCAACCAAAGACGCAGGTAAAATTGCAGGACTTGAAGTTGAAAGAATTGTGAATGAACCAACAGCAGCTGCACTTGCATATGGTTTGGATAAAAAGAAATCAGGCACAGTAGCAGTTTATGATTTAGGAGGTGGTACATTTGATATATCAATTCTTGAAATCGGTGATGGAGTATTTGAAGTTAAGTCAACTAATGGTGATACATCATTAGGTGGTGAAGATTTTGATAATGTTATTGTTAATTACATACTAGCAGAATTTAAAAAAGATACTGGTATGGATTTAAAAGGAGATAATTTAGCAATTCAAAGAGTTAAAGAAGCTGCTGAAAAAGCAAAATGCGAATTATCATCTACAGCAGAAACAGATATTAATTTACCTTTTATTACTGCTAATAAAACAGGTCCAAAACATTTAAATATTAAATTAAATAGATCAAAGTTTGAATCATTATCAGAAGATTTAATTAAAAAAACTATTGCACCGTGTAAGGTAGCATTAAAAGACGCAGGTATAAAGACTTCCGATGTTAGTCAAGTTGTACTTGTTGGTGGTATGACTCGTATGCCAAAAGTAATTGAAACAGTTAAAAACTTTTTTAATAAAGAACCAAATAAAAGTGTTAATCCAGATGAAGTTGTAGCAATTGGAGCTGCAATTCAAGGTGGTGTATTATCAGGTGATGTTAAAGATGTATTACTATTAGATGTGACACCTTTATCACTTGGTATTGAAACACTAGGTGGTGTTACTACAAAACTTATTGATAAGAATACAACAATACCTACAAAGAAAAGTCAAATATTTTCAACTGCTGAAAACAATCAACTTGCAGTTAATATTAATGTGACGCAAGGAGAAAGACAACTTGTAAAAGATAATAAAATGTTAGGTAAC